ATAAACTTGTTGAAATTTCCCTTGCTTCGTGCTTCCAAATAGTCTACAATTGGACCCACGCGATGAGTTTGTAGATTTCGAGATGGAAGCCGCACCGCTGCTTTTCTGCACCCGGCCTGCCAGCCTGATCGCCGTCTCATCAAGTAACTAAGTCTTTTGACTGTAGCAGCTACTAATCTGGCTGCTATGTTCAAGATATTTATTGCCATAATTCTTAAATGCTGTATAATGAGTGTTTTCAACAGCAGGAGGTAAAAGTGGTACAATTTAAAATGTCTGACGTAATTAAGAACAAACTC